TGGAAATAACTTCACTCCAAGGTTTAAAAAATGGAATGTCAAATGGATATTTTCAGAAGTATGGAAAGACCGAAAGTGGTGAACTAGGAAAAGAAAATGTAGAGTGGGCACTGAAAACCATCAAGGCAGTTGCAAAAATTACGGGAGAAAAGTCTTTCGGATCATCTCCTTTAGAATCTTTTACACAAATGTATCATTGTTTTTGTAGTTATGGGAAAACCGCAAAATCCGAAATACCAATATTTTACAAGAAAGAATTGTATGATTTTTTTATAGAATTTTTCAAAGAGAGGAACAAAGTCGTATCTAGTTCTGTATTTGGGAATAAACCTAATGCATTTAAATTGCAAGAGTTGAGTCAAACTGGTGCAATGAAATCTATAACATATATTAGTGCAAGGATATTTTGGCCACTCATAACTGATTATTGGCAAGCTACTATTGCTACCAAACCTAATCGTGTACGTCATAATGGTAAACAATCATTTGGAGTAAATTCATTCGCTGTCCAGAAATTCCTCGATCATTGTAAAGACCCATTGGTTAAAAGTCATATTAAAAAGGCGGTTGAAGGGGAAAAATAAATGAAAATAATATTTGACAACCCCACAGGAGATGTACTATAATAGTCGTACAGTTATAGAAAATAGCGGGTATAGCTATACCCGCTCCACTATAACAAAATAATAGAGTTTATATAATGATAAAGGGGGTATTATATATTATGGGTAAAATTACAAAAAGTGATGTAGAGGAAAGGGTAGATTTGATTTCTAAAGTTGCACATAGATGCTTAATTGCAAATTCGGATCATTGGAATTCTGAAATGACAAGTAGTACAGAGAGGGCTGTATCTAGAATTTTTTACCATATGGTGTTTGATTCTCCCAAGATTAAAACTGGATTATCTACGATACCACATAATGTAAAATTCAATACAGATGAACATGCATGGGATCATTATTTAAGACCCCAAAGTGTTGCCAAATATATAATGGACAACCAAGAAGAAAATTTAATTGATTATAAAAGATTCAGATATATATTTGATTATTGTAGAAGGGTTGTCCGTTGTACTAAAAAAGAAAATACTTTGTTGAGAGAACAAACTAATCTACACAACAAACCCAATGAATTCAACAAAAAAGGAATTTACACATCAGAACAATATATTAATCTTGGTATTAGATTATTTGATAAACATGGTATGGTTGATGAAAATGTGGGATTACCTGTATTTGATGGATTCTCTGAATGGGAAGGAAAGTTTTTTAATAATAAATGCAGACCGACAGTTATCTATAGTCCAAAGAAATCATCATTAGAAAGATTTTTAGATGAGAAAATTGTTGACAACAAGTTAGAAAATGCAGCATAAAATAGTATAATAAAGTTTATATAATGATAATGATGAGGTTTATATCATGATACAACGTAAATACAATATAATAACACAATAGGAAATAAAATGGCTTTTAAAGATTTAAAAAAAAATTCACTATCAAGTTTGACTGCAGAAATTGAAAAACTTGCAGATCGAAATCAATCGTTTAATAACAATGATGATAAATTATGGAGACCTGTTCTAGATAAATCCTCTAACGGATTTGCGGTATTAAGATTTATGGATGCTCCGGAGGGAGAGGACCTTCCATGGGTCCGTATCTGGGACCACGGGTTCAAAGGTCCAAGCGGCAAATGGTTTATAGAAAATTCGCTCACGACTTTAAATCAGAAGGACCCTCTAGGGGAATATAATTCTAAACTTTGGAATTCGGGTGTAGAATCTGATAAGGAAATTGCACGTAAACAAAAACGTCGACTCAATTATTACTCTAATGTATATATCGAATCCGATCCACAAAATCCAGAAAATGAAGGTAAGGTTTTTCTTTTCAGATATGGCAAGAAAATCTTTGATAAACTCTCAGAGGCAATGGAACCTCAGTTCGAAGATGAAACACCACTTAACCCATTTGATCTCTGGAAGGGCGCATCTTTTAAATTGAAAATTCGTATGGTTGAAGGTTACTGGAATTATGATAAATCTATGTTCTCGGAACCATCGCAATTCAAGGCATCTGATGATGAAATGGAATCAATCTGGAAACAGTGTCATTCCTTAGCGGAATTAGTTGCTCCAGATAAGTTCAAATCATATGATGAACTTCAAGCTAAACTTAATGATGTATTAGGAACAACAATGCCAGAAACACCAACATCACAACCACAAGTTCAAGAATCAATTCCTGAACAAAAAGAACCAGTTGTTGAATCAGGCGATGCAATGTCTTATTTCGAAAAGTTAGCTAACTCTTAACAATTTTATTCTGGTACCATTACGGCACTTTTATTTAAACTCATTGAAGTTATATCAGTGTCGAATGGTACCTCTTTTTTAATTGTTGTATTATTAACTGTTGGTGCTGAAACTATATTTGTCGAAGATGGTTTCTTTCCCCAATTACCAGATCCCTGTGATATATTATTATCCATTCCTTTTTGAAGAGCTCCCGATACCATTTTATCCTTTCTGAGAACTGAATTTTCGTTCGCCTTGATCGTCGGAACTGGAGTATCGAATACCGTATCATTCATTCCTATTTTAACTGGTTTTTGAGGGATTTTTCCTTGATCTAGTACAGATATATCATCAATTAGTTTTTCTTCTCGTTTTACTTGAACAGAAAGGTCGAACTCTTTTCGTTTAATGACTTTCTCATTCCTGTCCATGATCACATTAGTTTCTTCTGGACTCAACACCTTGTAACCAGCTTGTTTTAATTTCCAGTTAGCGTGACTCTCACTTCTTAATGTNCTTCCTTCGAATTTCTGACCAACCTTGATGGTGATAACTTCTCCATCTTTCTCTGCGGCAATAACATTTTTAGAGGTGATGGATTTACCAAGATCGACCTGCTCGCTTTTTGCTGAACTTAGTTCTGATTCCATCTTATCACCGATATCTTGTTCTTTCTGCAGTGTAGATTTCTTCTCTTTAGACTCAATTTCCTCTGCATTATCACCCCCAAAGAAACTAGATATCGCACCATACATATCAGCTGGAAATAGTGCTTTAGCTATCGTTTTAGCTAAATTTATAGGATTAAAAAACGATACAATTTCTTTAATAGCATCCCCCACAGCAGAGAACATACCAGATATTTTTGATACAACTTTGGAAAACATCGACTTAACTCCGTCAAACATTTTCCCTACAAATGAGACAACATCATCCCAATATGTGAACACTAATCCACCGACAGCAAGACCCGCTAGGACTGCCCATCCTGCAGGGGTGGTGATTAAAGGTAACAAGAACCTAGCACCGAGGCTCATTAAGAATTTTCCAGCCTTACCAAATTTCGCCATTATATTTTTGAGTATTCCTTTCAGACCACCGCTTTTCGTTTTTGTAGGTGATTTTTTATCTGGGGTTCCGGCTGAACGTCGTCCCATAACACTTTCGGCTATCATTCCCCCAGCTCCTTCTGTTACTACATCTTGAATCGTTGACATAATCCCACCAACACCATCTTCAACCACCGATTTATTCTTATCGCTGCTACCAGTAGCAGTAGTAAGAACACCACCAATTCCAATTTTAGAACCTGCCCCAGCAGCTTCTTCTGCTGCAGACGTTCTATTGTCAGCTTTAAATTGAGATTTATCTGTTTTTAATTGTTCTACAGATAAATCTCTTATATCTTCGAGTATCGGAGTGAGACCTTCTATACCCTCAACCATACGAGACAATTGAGTTGCTTCAAATCCAAATTTAATTTCAGAGGGTTCTGTTTCAAGTTTTTTAAGTTCTACTGCAGTTTTTAATTTATTGGAATTATTCTTTATATCAATCGCAACTTCTTTTTCTTTTTCGGCAGCAACCTCAAGTCTTCTCTTTTTTGATATAGCGTAATGACCAGCCTCAGCAGCTTTTTTCATGAGGAACCCCTTTAACCACGCTTGAGGATCGGCGGATATTTCCATGGCTTTATCTTTTAATTTATTACGTCTTTCCTCCCATAGATCTGCATCCTCTTTTATTTTTTGGAGTTGCTCTTGCTTATCCTTTTCTTTTGATATTTCTAATTTATCTTGATCTATAGCCATGCGAATATCCTATTTTTGAGTCTGACGTTTTTCGTTTTCGGTATTAATATAATTAACTAACATAGCAACGTATATATCTCTTTCCCAAGGTATCATATTTTCAATGTCAGATAAACTATAATTGTGGTGTTGCATCATGGCAAAATTAGTTTTAAGATATGAACCTAAATTTGAGTGGGAAAGAGCCATTAGAAAAAAGAATCAAGCCCTTCAAGTTTAACTGTCGATTTAATCTTTGTCTTAGGATTTATCACATCTACAGAAATTCCTATTTTTGGAATATTTTCAAAAAAACTAACAATAAGTTGAAGCTGTTTTTGGGTCATACTTTCAACAAATTTAGAAATTTCATCTTTTGAAAAATCCACAGCATCAAAAACTGTATCACCATCATAGATGGATTCAATTAGATCGCCAACAACATCAACCGTAGAACCTTCAGTTTTTGTATTGATGCCGGGATATTTCAAAATAATCCCAACGGATTCGTCAAGTTTTATAATATTAGAATTCTTCTTTGGTTTTTTACAGGTAATATCATCTAGATTAACTGTCACTTCCGCATAAGTTTCTTTATCGTCTGGGCAAAGTATCTTTATGTCAACAGATTCGCCTATACTCTTAGATCTTAATTTTAAAAATAAATACTCAACATCAAATGCCGGCATCANCTTNGCNTCAAGTTTATTGAATGTACAATTTTCTATAATTTGAGATACCGCTAATATTCGTTCCTTTTCTTCTCCCGTTTCGTTAGCTATCATTAATAGTTTTTCTTCCTTAACTAGAAATGAACGAAATTTAATTTTTTTCGAGTTTGATGGTAAAGTCAATTCATATGTTGGTACTTGTAATACTGGTAAAGCCATAATTTTTCCTCACAGATTATTTAGAATTTATTTCCGAATCCCAATGTGTATAATGAAATGTTACCGACAGTTTTTGGAGTGCATTAGCGGAACTCCAATCCATTGTCAGAGGTGCAACTGCTTTAGGATAAGCATTATAAAGTTTTACTTTGTACGTCCAATCGTTATCCCCTGTTAACACAGAATCATCCAATGTGTGTTTCAATTGATAGATTTCTATTGTAGTAGAATAATCATTGTAATAGTATGGTTGACCTTTTGTTTTATTATAAGTTAATTCCATCCAATCATCGAAAAACTTCTTCTGAAACATATCTTCCGAAACATAAAAAGATGCAGATTGTGATGCATAAGCTAAATCCTTGACAATATCATATGGGAAATCTGTTCCAACTGATGTTGTTAAGGGGATACTTGCCACATCGGGCAGAGTCGTAGAATCACAAAGCATATTAACGATGCCCAGATCTCTTGGTGTGAATTTCGAATTAAAATTCGCAGATCCACTGGATGATGTACCAGATGGTAATATTCTAAATCTGAAATGGGATGAACGAGCGAAACCCCAGACATGAGTGTTAGAGACAAATTCATCAAGTTTACCCCGTCTTCCTAGCTCTTCCTTTTGCCCGAAGAATTGATCGTATAAATTACCTAGTGTTTCAATTCCACCATAAACCTGAGAACCGATTGAATAACCTTGAGTTAATATTGACATATCTAACCTATCATTTTCCTTGAATCCGAATGAACTTTAGCTGATGTAGCACCTTTAAACCTAGCAGTCGGGAGAAATGTCGCTATTTCCCAAAGATCTGCTGAGAGGAATTTTATTTCCGATTCAACCTTATGTATCAGATAGTGTTTAAAACACGGTTTGAATAATCCCATTTTAGAGGATCCTTTTAAAAAATTATATGATGCTCGAAATCTAGATGATTCATCAAATTTCTTATTATTTGTTATCGTCATTAATTGATCGAGGAACTTTGCTCTCAGTGGTATAGGGAGATAATGAAGATTCATACCATAAAATCCTTTATGAGCTTTTCCCACCATTATGATCAGAGGGAATCTATCATAATATGGAAGGGTCGCTTTATGTTTAGGATCATAAAAGTATGTATACATTCTTCCGGGAGCAGGACGAGTTCTTCTTTCGAGATTTTTATCATTTAGGACATCATCAGATTTAACCCTCATACCTTGTATCTCAGATCTAAACCAATCTCGAGATTGTTTAGTCTGCGCTGGTATTTGCTTTTTATAAGCCTTTGCTTGTAGTCTGTCGAATAATGATTCCATACTACTATTTATATCACTTTATACCAAGATCAATTTCATCGAGGACTCGAAATGTATATCCATATTTTTTACACCAGAGTTCTGCTGCTTCCCATTTAGCTTGGTTCACTGCATAAGTTTTAACTTCTTTAATATATTTGATCCTATTATTTGATTTTCTTGGTCGCTTACGCTGAGCTCTCGGTTTCACCTCAATAATATATTTTATTATATTACCAGTGGCATCCTTTATCTTAGCATAAAAATCTGTAAAGTATCTATGAAACCTATTATCAATTGGAGAGAGATAAGGTATAATGATTTCTTCCGAATTCCACTCAAGTACAGCATCTGTGGTATCAAGATATCTCATCATCTTGAGTTCCCAAGAACTTCTGTATTGAATATTACCACGAGCCCCTTTATATTTTGATGCATTGATAAGTCGATATCGACCCTGATAATATTTACTCATTGAAATATTTATATAAATAATGGTAACTAATATAGGAAAGTAATATGGACTTAAACACTAGGATAATCAATTCCGCTACCGAGGCTGGAATTGTAACCGAAGTAAACCGAGGTAACAAGGTACTAAAGAATGCTGTTATCAAAGAAAATACTGCAGGTCGTGTAGGTTCTGTCGGACAAGTTGAACTTCTTAGATTTCCTGATAACGTGACAACTGCTTACCCCACATGGGTTCGGTACGAAATATGGGATTTTATCCCGATGGGCAATAGTGGTGGGGAGTCTCAGTCAGGCACTTCCCATTTTGGGGTTAATGTGGCTAAATCGAGTAGCAAATCGATAGCATTGGGGTCAAATGCACAGGTAGAAATTACAGAAAATCAATCT